ATTTGTCAAGCAGTGTTACAAGTTCTGTTCCGAATGCTGTGTATTTGTTTACTTTGGCAAAGTAAGTAGGCGATAGTTTGTTTGGTTTGTACTCCTCGATAGTGTGAGGCGTTTTTAGGGCCTCCCGCATCTCCCTATCCAATAAATAATTTATAGAGTTACTTTCGTTTGTTTTCATTGTTCACCCTAATATTACTTTTTGTTGTTTTCATTGCTTACGACATTAAGCAGAGCAGACGCCTTATCGTCGAGCTCTGCAAGAACTGTTTGGATAGCTTCAAGGTCATCCTGCAGTAAATTTATCTGGCTATAAAATGAATCAAACTTATCTGTCAAATCTGTAGATAGATCAGAGACATCATACGTAAGCTCAACTAACTTCTTTTTTGTCATTTTAATCTCCTTTCTTGTAATTAGCTGGGACAGAAACTGTAGGATTCCGCGCATCTGGAACTCTTTTATCTAGAAGTCTATAAGGTGACCATTTTGTGTCAATGTTAGGGGGCGACAGCCATAAAAGCGTTACGTTCAATGAACTGCATCTATAGCATATGATGGAGTCCTTGTTTTCTACCCAGGCTTCGCCTTCGTAACCACAGTTGTTGCATCTATAATCGTAAACGAACAGTGCCATTAGTTTAGCGCTCTTGATGTAAACATGTCAAGGTTATCAAAAATATCTGTTAGCATGGCTGCTTCCTCCTCAAGTGTAGACGCAAGTTCCTTGTATAGGTGCTCATAGTTAGGCGAACTACGAGCCGCAAGCTTAGATGCGTTTACCTGTCGTATATAGCACGATATCGTTTTGTAAAAAGCGTGGGAAATCTTGATAAGTTTAAAAACGTCTTCATTAGATAGTGTAGCCATCATCTACTCCTTAGTGTAGACCTTTTATAATAACGAAAAGCTGCATCATAGCAATAATAATCAATAATGTTATTGTTGCTAAGCGGCTTAGCCATGTGGCTAGATTATCTTTAGATACGTATCTATGGCGTTTACTCATATAGCTACTCCAAGTCTTCTTTGATTTCTTCGTCAAAGTGCTGTTTCAATAAGAAATACTTAGCATGCTCCAATAAGGCAATGTTGTCTTTATAGTCATATGTCGTACCTGCAATACATAATTCCTCATATTCATCGTAGCCAAGTATAAGAAATTCTTTTAGTGACCATTCTTTAGCTTTTTCTAGTAGAGCTTGTGGGTGTACTTTACCTGTCGGGAATAGTACAAGTTTTGAATCCATTTACAAATATCTCCTTATAGCTCACATGCTCCACCAATACAGGCAAGCTCTTGTGATGCTGTCGTTAAATCGTTAGTTTCTGGTATGTTATCAAAGTCGATATACTTGGGAAACTGACTCATCAGTCTTTCGTATTCCTCCTTTGTAATCTCTTCATAAGGTGCTTGCGGATAGATATGGTCATTGTGTGGGAAAAATGATATACCGTTTACGATATCGAAATTAGCATAAACCCATGCTGCTGTGCTAATCCATTCATCTTCCTTTACATAGACAGTAAGGGATGGCTTGTGTTCGCAAAATTCCAAAGCCCATTTCTTCCACAGCTCCAATTGGGTTTTGGCATCCACGTCCTTGATGCAAACCGCATTATCGGGCGCCTTCATCGGAAACGAGAATACAATCTCATTAGGATTTGTCCGGCTCTGTTCCCAAGGTACGTTAGCTTCGATAAGAGTCCGACAAAGCGGATCCTTGTTATCTGATCGTACTCGCCTAATGTAGTAGGGAGCATAACGAGGATGCAAACCAGAAGAACTATCGACAAGCTGACTGACCGTACCACTAGGTTTGACACAAGTAATAGCAGCAGAAGCAGATATACCAAGTTGGGCGGCATATTTTTCATTACATTTGATCGCATGTTCCTTAAGTCTTCCAAGTATACCTGGTGATGTACTCAATATAGGGCAATCTGTAATACCTGTAATAGATACTCCAAGTAGCCTTTCTTCTTCCGTATTGACCTTCCATGCTGAGCTTAAATAGCGAAAGTTTGTTAGTGTACTCTGTAAGGTACCAGCAAGTGTAGCCAGTCGTATTTTACGCATTAGCGATTCTTCGGTGTCATTGGGCCTAGCTACGACTTCGGACAGATTACAGAATTGCTTGGAACGTAGCACGATTTCAGAGCACGGATTGGTACCCCAAACAATGTTATCTGTCTGTCTACGCTCTGGTGCCATTTTGGTACATGCTACACGATTAAAGATGCCACGTTCGCCGGCCTTGGATTGATAAAGCGCCAGCCATTCTTGTAGGAATGCATTGACATCTGGCTTTTCTGTGTAGGCTACAGAATTATTCGCCAAAGCTCGATGTACGTCAGTGTCGAACCAATTTCCCATCTTGGCTTGTCGCATCCGTTCATCCGTCAAGTTACTAAGACTTAGTAGGGCGGACCTACGCACACCGCCGCACACCACAACTTCGGCAATTTTACAAACAATATCGTGACATTCGATTGATGTAAGTCTACGTCCAGCCGCTCGTTTGAATGTTTCAATTGTAAATTTGAATAGTTGATCCAATGGGTCTGGACCACTGGCTCTACCTCCAAATGTTTTTAGAGGCGAACCAGCCGGACGTACTTTAGATAGATCATATTTTGGAATACTTCCTGAATAAAGTAGTGCAATTAATTGTCTATAAGCTTTCGCCCAACCTATCTTACTATCGTGTACCTGTAGCGTCGTATCGGTAAAATGAAATTCGTCGGCAATCTGCGGTAGCTTCTCGACATTACGTCGCTCAACCGAAAAGCCTACACCGGTCCCGCACATAAGTATATACATTATTTCATCGAATACCCTAGGATTATCTATAGCGGTATAGGCGCAGTTATAGCCCGCTACATTATCTTTTTGTAATGCTGGACCTGCGGTCATCATACACCGCATACTTGGCATGACTTCCAAGTTAAGAATTGCTTGCTCTAGTTCCTGTAATTCGGACGGATCAACGGGCTTTTCACTAAAAAAGTCAATATAACGCTTGACAGTTTCCTGCCACGTTTCCCGACGCCCGGCGGATTCCAACCACCGGGCATAACGGGACTTGTGGATATAATTTTGATATACAGTAGGAAGCATATTTGTACCTTAATATGTCACGTTTTCCTTATTCATAGATCGCTGTAGCTTCTTGTATAAAGCATACTCTGCGGCAAAAACCTTTCGAGCGTCCTTCAACAACTTGATAGTATCATCCAGTTCTTTGAGGGAATACATTCTAGACATAATATCGAATCCATTACAAAAAACAAATATAAATTCAGGTCTATAGACATGTTCCGATGTATGCCTTGTTTTATGAACAAGACACTTAACGAATGTCTTCGACCAGGCATCATCGTAATCTAGAGTAAACCTACTCACTTGGTAAACTTCATTTTCATCGCTCATGTATAACTCCTTTATAATACTGATAAATAATAGGGAGTATATTAGGTATTAATCTACCTGCTGTACTTTCTTAGATTTACTCGACTTTTTCAGTTTATCAGACATAGCCTTTTCTGTAACAAAAGCCTTGCGCGCTGCTTTCAACATTTTAATTGTCTCATCAAGCTCATACAGTGAAACCGGCCTATGAACGACTTTTGCTCCGTCACTAACAACAAATATAATATCTTGTCTATAAGTATCGTTAGATATACGGCCTGTTGTTTGGATCAAACAAGTAAAGAATGCTGTAGTCCATACATCACTATAATCTGCGGTAAATTTAACAGCTTTGGCCCCATTATCGTCACTCATATACGACTCCTTCTCCTTCGCAATATAGACACATAGTAACTAGCTTTGATTTGTAATCAACATTTGTCCCAGTACCTTTACATTTGGGGCATACAATAGGCTCCTCTGTTAACTCAGCAATTCTACGATGATACTCATGAGCATCGTCTTTAGAAAACTGCGGTTTGAATTGCATCTTTCTTCTCACAGAAAAGTTCCTGCTCATATTCGTCTAGTTCCACCACTACATATTTCTTAGGTAATTCTACCATATTACAAGTATGTACAAGCACAAGACCTTTTGTTGAATCCTTCAATTCATCTGATGAGAGGTATACATGATCCTCAAATAAAGACTTCTTAGACGAATCACCATCGAACTCTTTGAATTCAAGTTGTATGTAAAGACCATCGTTATTACTTCGACGTGGCTGTATTTTTGTAACAGCCACTGCCATATTGCGTAAGATCTTCACGTTGATCTCCGTTTTGTTGCTCCGTAAGTTTTACGCATTTTGCCTAGTGGAATAGGCATCCAACTAAATCTACCGTACTTATAGTGATCTACCAATACGATACCTCGCCAATAGCTAGTTATACTCCCTTTGGCGTAGTCATCTATATGCTCAAAGTAGCAACCTACATTAAGAGCAATCTGTAGATGCGGCGCACCGTGTCTATGGACTGAAGCCGTATCTAGTTTATGAGTATGTCCAAAAATGACAGAATTATGGTTTATATCTAGAGCTTTCGAGCATACGTACTTTCCGCCAATAGGTTTACCTGCTTCGTTAATTGGAATATGTGTAAAGTCTATTCCAGCAATGCTAATATAGCTCTTAAAAGGGGTGATAGTCCATTTATCAATGCCAAGGTCACGTATATAATCAACAGCGCCATCAAAGAGGGGGTCAGATTCAATATAACGGTGTAACCGTTGTTCATGATTTCCTTCGCAAAAATGCCAGTCGATTTTAGATATATTATGTATATGATTATAACACCTAGAAAGAAATTCTCGGCCTGCATGAATATCTCTTGCATAACGTCTACCTTCCATTGTTTTGCGTTTATCTTTATCCCACTCGGATAGACTATCGAAGTTAAGAAAGTCTCCGATAAATACAACTCTATTAGGTTCAAGATCAGCAATAGCCTTACCTAGTAGATCGGCGCGACGGAGGTCTTGCTTTGGCGCTACGTGAACGTCGCCTACTACTAGTGTCAGGTTGTCGCTTGTTAAAAGTCTCATATTTATATTCCTTTATTAATTGTAGATAGTGTATAGCTTTATCTATATCTTCCTCTCCACCTTTGATTTCGTGTCTACAAGCATATTTAACTACGTTGCCTTCTAAAAACCCTAAATTGTTTTTTATAATAAACTCCGTTGGTTGAATCTTAAAGCACTTATAGTGATTACCACCGACTTGTCGTTTACTAGCTTTCATAGTTCTTTAAATTCTTTCAATATAGTATATAGAGCCTCATCATCTAGGTTACATGTTGCCAATATAAATGATGTTACATATTGATTGATAAGTGCACTAGGCGACACTCTAAAAGTGTGCACTGCTTTACCATTAAACAAAATGGTTACTGTATATACATCCCAGTGCTTATCGTGTCCAAATGCTACTGTTGTTTTATCTAGGCATTCTGAACTCTTTAATCCACTTTTTTGGTAAAGTTCCGATAGTGTACTTGATTTCATACCTATCACACCACGTTGAGTAAAATACTTTACTACCTTTGGCTATACGGTTGTTCCGCATAAAGAACAAACGAAAGTCTACCTCTGGATATTGTTCCTTAAATGCAAGGATCTTTGTCCTATCCTTGGAAGAAAACTTTCCTTTGGTTTCTATGTAGAATTTACCAGCAATTTTAAAGTCTGGTGTATAACTACGTTTTACTAGAACTTCTTTACTACCGCATCCGCTACAGACTCCGCCGTGGACCGTGAGCATAATCGAAAACTTGTCGGGCTCATACTCCCACAGGAGTTTAAGCCGTGTCAAGTCGTCGGCGAACCGCTTTTCAAAACGGGATCTAAACTTAGGTATAGCTTGCATATTGCCACGTAGTTTCTTCTACAGTAGGTACTTTGTTGACCTTGGTCAAGTAAACCTCCCTATTTGCGTAGTCAAACGAACGTAGTCCAGGCCAACATTTGAACTTGAATTGACAATATATGCAAGGTGCCTTTAAAGCCTCATTAGAACCAATTGTTGTAGTCGGTAGACGAGCTAAATCATCCGGCGACTGTTTACGTGCCACGAGATAGCACTTATCCATACGATCCCTAAGATATGTTTCAGAATAACTAAGTACCATCTTTTTGTTTTTATTAGGTACACTGGTAACTTCTTCAAACCAAGCATCACCCGTAGATTTGTTATACAACAACAATAGTCCGTATTGTGCATTCTTAGCTAACATATAAAAACTAAGTTGATGCAAATATCCATGCGGATCAAACTCATCGTTGAGTTCTTGGATATAGGACCTATCTACATAAGAACCTCGTTTCATGATTCGGCTAAATCCCCAATCATTTATTGATTTAACTTCAACGACTACATCGTCAATCATGAAATCAATACGGCCAGATACAGTATATGTAGACCTGTTAATTTCAACTCGTTCCTGTTCTGAATGTACTTTTATACCGCCATGTTCAAAAATACTTTTGACAAGTATTTCTACAGTATCACCAAGAATAAACTTGGATGCCGTATGTATATCAATAGGAATGGCTTTTTCTGGCATGTTGGTTTCATACCAGAGTTTACGGAAACAATGAGTACCTAAATCTCTGGCCCATAATTTAGCAGGACTTCGGGGGTCACGAAGACCCCCGCTATCCCGACTTTTAATTATGCCGGAAACAAACCCATCTTTGATGTAATCTAGATTACTCATCCTTCAATGCCAACTTCACTTCTCGCTGTCCACTGGAGAAGTCAGTGTACTTATAAGCCACAGCAAGGACTTTTTCCACGTAGTCATCTAAGCTAATAGTTCCTTCAGACTCGTACATTTCTGAGTAATGATATACGGTATCTACGGCTGACTTTAGCGCAGACTGTCTGATGATAGACATTTCAGGTGATTCGATACCCACTGGAAATGTACGTACATTAGTAGATGAATTTGCATTATTTGACTTACCTAGCGCTGCGCTAGTGACACCAGAAGACGCGCTTGTTATTTTACGCTTACCATACTTGGTTTCGTATTCGATAGTTACTACATCACCAACCTTAAACGTAGGTACTTTGTAACCGCATTCGTAGTTAGCTCCATTAATTGTAGCTATATAAACTGGAAATACACGTCCAGTCTTAGGATTGGTAACATCATTCTTAAAAATATTCTCAACCTTACCAGATTCAAATGGCATAGTAATTCTCCTTACTTAGTCCAAGTAGTATTTATTTTAGTAGACATAACAATAGGTGGAACAATAACCCTAACATTAGGCCGATAAGCTTTTACCATACTTTGTATGACATATGGTAGCGCATCACTAGCCAGTAGTTCAAGTAGTGCAGTTAATTGATGACTTAAATCCTTAGGACATTCCCATACTAGTTCATCGTGTACATCCGCCACAAGTCGCAGTTCTTCTTTTCGGTAACTGACTGCAAGCTCAGTATCGCTTGTCGCAAAGATGTTGTCAAGCAGCGCTAGATACATCATCTTCCATTCAGCGGCTGTTCCTTGAATCGGCCGATCCTTAACTTCCGTCGAACTTACTGAAGGATCGTTGTTAGGGTAGATATTTGAATAATATTGCCTGAAGCTATAAGCATGGCCAGTTTGTGAGACGTAAAAGCCATACTTACACAGACGACCATCAGCGTCATAAATAACCTTCTTTGAAATTTTGGCATTATTATTGACATCTACGACACGCTTCAATTGTGCGTCAAATGCTGTTTTATAGTATTTGAATAGCGCTTTTTGAATAAGCGTTATAGCACTTACAGGCAGTTTCGTTTGCTCCGCAAGACCTTTAGGTGTTCCACCATAAATCGTACCAAATACGACGCCCTTTACTTGGCGACGTTCTTCTTCAGTCAATGGTCTATCTGGTATCCAATCCTTGCCTGCCCGTGCATGAATATCTACATTGTTAAACAGATCATCTAGTAGTTCAAAATCCTGAGTTTCAAAAGCCAAGGCACAGATTTCAATTTGCTTGAAATCCCCAGTTACAATAACCTTGCCGGCTGGGGCTGTAATGTATTGTCTAATTACCTGAGGAATATTCTGTGCATTTGGACTACTAGAACTTAATCGACTTGTAGCTGTGACGCACGTATTATATTTGGAACGTACACGCCAGCTTTCAGAATCCTCACAAGCTTTAATAATAGATTTTACGTAAGTCGTAAGAAGTTTTCTATTCTTTACATACTGTTGATATGCTTTTAGATACTTAATTTTATCCGAATTGAAAAAACTATAATGATTATTTAAATGGTCAATAGCTTTCTGAATGACATCAGCATCGACAGGGCATTTATCTGTCTTTTGTAATCCGTCATCGGAAAGCTGTTTAAATTCCTTAGGCGCAGTATACTTAAGAGCTCTCCTTATGTTTGCTGGAAGTGTATAAACTAATTCCACATCAGAATAGCACATATATCTGACGACATTCGTACCAGTTAAAAGTACATTATCACAAATATATTTAATAGTTTCAGGTTGATTATCAAAGTACGAATAACAAGCTTCCGTATAACCTTGTGGAGCTACTGCATAATATGCCTCAGCCATTTGTTCAAGCAACGTTTTTTGTTCATCTTCAAGTAGCGTTTCAAAGGAACGGAGCTTAGGCAAATCGACGTACAAACCATTCTGTTCGATATCGCCAATTAGAGTACTGGCCTTAGTATATAGCCAATACAAATATAGATTGGCTTTGTTGCAAGTAGCAAGAATTGTTTCGGCTACTAATCTTGTTATCTTCAGATCCTGTTTTAAATATTGGTCAAGATCCTTTATTGGAATATCCTGTGTTTTTATACCTTTATGAAGCGTATCAAGCTTACGTTCAGATACGCCCCAATACTCCGCTACTTGGTCTAGAGTAGGCGAAATAATCCTATGGCCTGAATGTAGATAGGTAGCAATGCCTATATCAATGAACAATCGAACATCTTTACGTGGCTCAACAGTACTGCCTTCTACTGAATTGAAATGCTTAATCAAATAAGCCCTATCAAACTTTACGTTATGGCCCCATATTACGCCTTTAGTATTGTACGCCAAAAATGAATTAGGCTGTAATGTATAGTATTCATAAGCATAGTTATTTGAACTACTGTACTTGTTGTTTATAAAACTATACCCAAGAAGCAGTAATTTATTATCACGGTAATAAGCGTCGGGGGCGCCTTCTGGGCCTAATTGTGTGCATTCTACATCGCAAGCATAATGCGTAGCTTGAGTAAGTTCAGTTTCAAACTCTTGATACAAATCAATGAATGACATTATCGTACTCCAAATAAAGATTCGTACCTACATTTGTCGCCATCAAATAGAACTTCAAAGTGACCGTGCCTAAAGATACGTTCCATCCTGCCAGTTTCTGGTTTTTTATTCTTGCAGATGGTTAGAAACCTTCTGTCTTCTAATCCTGGATCATCGACTTTGCCAATCATAATCAATACATCAATCTCACCTTGTACACCAGTCTTAGAACCATACAATTGATTCTGATTTAATTTCCGCTGATTTTCAGCAGATGCGTCTGCCTGTACGATGCCAAGTACGACACCATACTTATTGGCAATACTACGGCACCATTGTGCAAGCTTTTGCCTGCGTATTATATCGTCTTCTCGATCAAAGCCACGCAGTTTTTCCATTACATTTATACCAATCAACCAGTAATCACCACAAGAAAGAATTCTTTCTATCTCTTTGATAGAGATATCATTCTTGTCAACTACTTCAATGCGTCTATCGCCACGCCACTGATTGAAATCATCACGTACCTTCGCAGGGTCCGTTAAAATATCAGACATACTGATATTTAACGCTGCCATTGGAATACGCTGTTTGATCTTATAACCGCCTTCTTCATTGTTGAAGATAATGGCATGTTTACCTTCCGGTAATTGATGTAGCATATAGGTAAACTCACTGAGCATAAACGATGTGCCGCCAGTTTCAGGTCGTTTACCTACAACGATGAAATCCGAATGATGTACTGGACCAACTGAACGATTAAGTTCCTCTAAACGCCATTCAATACCGTGACCAGATGGCATGTACTTTTTAACCAGTTCCACGAGATCATCGGTTACGAAGTATTTTTCCAATCCGGTATCTTGAGGTGAATTATCATGTTCATTAAGTAAGTCTTTGATTTTATTAAATATTTCTGGATCATTAGTTCCCTTGGCAACCCTATCGCATTCGGCCATGATCTTCAAAGCATAGTTGAGATCGTGGAACCGCTTTATAACCAGTGGATCAATAGGAGTCTTTATAGTGTTATCAAGAATGATATCGATAATAGCGTAACGCTCCGGCTTATAAGCCGGATGCCGCACTAATTTAAACCAAGTACGAAACTTATTCCAGTCAATTTGAATATCGCTAGGATAAGTAACGTAGTACTCGTTGATATCTTTTATTAGACTACGTATCTCTGTATTAGTAGGTATGTTCTTAATTAAGTCATAATACTTATCGTAGTTTTCTTTTACAGAAAGTAGTGCCAATATTTGTAGCTCACTTGGGCTCGACTGCATCTTGTATCTCCGACAAAATGAACATTTCATTAACCATCTTTGGATCATCGAACGTTTTCGGCGACTTTACAATCCATCCCATTATCTCGAATTTACTTTTTATATCTAGGGTTTTCTTTACAACCTCATGATTATCCCAGTCTGTCCAAAGTAGTGCAGTTGGCTTACCATAAAAGCCAAATCCCTGCATCAACTTGTATATATCCTCAAATGAAAACGATAGTCCAAGCATGCCAACACATGCTATATTTATCTTTTTATATAATCTGCTTGATAAAACTGTATCCATAATATAATTAGAAGCAAGTATGTCTTCCGTCAAAACAACTAGATCCAATTTGAAATCAGATTCACATGAAGCAATTATGTGGTGCTTGAAGTCAATTCTATTGTCATACCATTCAGTGATGTATTTTGGACTGTGCGGTTTATACAGATATCTACGTTGTTCTCCTGTTATCGCTCCAATAAATACATTTTTAATTTGGTATACAATGGCGTTTTCAACGTTATCATATACCAAACCATATGATTTACTTAAACTAAATCCAAGCTTTGGGTATTTTTTATCTAAATATTGCATAGCACTATATGGCATATTTACAAGCGTTAAACGTTGTGCACGTTTGTAAGAGGCCGTAGCGCGTGTCGTTTCAGCCACATCTTGTATAGGCAATGCCAAACGAACCGGATCTATATTATAACGACCGTGTTCCTGACAATTGAAACAATTGTAGAGCAAGAAAGCATTTCCTGTTTCTTCATCGACACGTCGCGTAATGTAAAATCTAGAACGTATGTCCGTGCATGCCGGACAATTGAATCTGATAGTGCTAGACTCTTCGAGTAGCCCTTTGTCAATAACACTATCGAGTAGATTTTTGACTACGTAATCCATCACTCACATACCTCAAGAATATCTTCTTGGAATGTTTTAAGTAAAACGTCGGATATATCCGACATATTGTTGACAATCTTTGCGTTACTGCCGTAGTAACGAGTTACGGAAGTGTCCTCCATACCAATTCCGTAAATATCAATACCAGAGTTTCGTAAATCCTTTACTACTGTGCGCAATTCTGCATCGGGATCATCGCCACCAGCAGATGGCTGTCCATCTGACATTACAAGAATGATTTTTCGTTTTTCCTTACGGCGGCTTAGTCTTTCGGCAGCAAACACAACATTATGTGCGTCCCCATTACAAGAAGAAAATTGGTCAAAATATGTGAATGCTTGTCCAATCTCTACTGGAGTTACTTGCTTATCAAATTCCTTGACTATAAGATGAAATGGCTTTCTGCTGTACTCAAATGCAGCGATTTCGACTGGTACATGAAGAATATCACTAAAGATTTTATTGCATTGAGTTACCGCTTGTACGGCAAGCGGTTTTTTGTTGCCGCTGCACATTGAACCTGACCAATCTACTAGAATAGATACGGCCGTATTGAGTTTCTTTACATCATCCTTCTTCTTGAAAATACGAAAATTCCAGTCTGAATTAGGACGCAGCGGCATAGCTATCCTGTACAGGGCACGTGTATTAAGTCTACCTGTAATCTTTTCAGGTATGATATTTACACGTTGTTTAGATTGGATATATCGGCGAATTTGATTAGCTAAGCCAAGATTCGAGGTTTCATTATAGTTATATACATTCTGACTGCCTTTGGGAATCATTAATGTAGGTTTAATATAACTAAAGCCTCCGTAATTAAGAGGCTTCCCAGTCCAATCGACACCGCCGCCACCGCCGAGGATACCATTTTCTTCTTCGTGATTGCTCGTATTAAGAAAGCGCCACGGAATTTTACCGCGCTTCAAACTAGCCTTGTCTTTAAGCTCCCTATCAGAGCGAGCTAAATCTTGTGAAGCGCTGCAACCATTCGATTTGTTTTTAGCTTTCTTTTGACATTCTTTGATATCATTTTCCGCTTTATTTTCCTCATCATAGATGAGATTATAAAGCTTCTTGGCAACTTCGGCTGAATCTGTCGTAGTAACGGCCGCGCCCCATTCATCCAAAATACCACTATTAATAACCCGATCTACAATCTTCTTAGATTCGGGTGTATGATATTTTTCTAATAGCGTACCTTGAACTACAGATTCAGGGTGCCACCGAGCGCGTTCCTTGATTGAGATATCATTTATCGCAAAAAACCTGGCATTATCAATATCATCAGGATTTATTTTGTCCTTATTATTTTCCAGATACTCGCCAAGTTCTTTGTGAATTAAATTCAGAGCCTCTGCCATGTCGCGACGATCTCCGTAATAGTTCGCCAAATGTAGGCGTTCCATTACGGAATCTTCAACTACATTAACTACCCGCAATAACGGATGATCGGGCGGCAGGTTCCAACCTTCTACGATATCAAAAAGATCCCTCCTTATAATATGCAAAGGTTCATGGATCAATGCTGCCCTGTATTTGATCCATTCATTTTTGTTCATAGGCATCTTTGGAATTGGCATCATAATTTCGCCGTGTGCATTGGCACACGGTACGCACACTTCATCCGTGAAGCGGAGCGTAACGCCATTATCACCGGCCCTACGTTGAGCCTGATCCTGTGCGGAAATGATGGTTAGAATTGATACAGTATCCATTACGGGTATGCTCCAAAAACCTGACGATAACAATCCATAGCGACTTGCTTACATGTATCACTCAATTTGTCCAGATAAGCAAGCCGATAAGCGGGACCGACATGCTCAAGCAGAGTATAATTTCGGTACCAATTGACAAGCCCACGAATGCTTATCGTTTGCAGAACTTTATTCTGCATGAATGCCGGACGAATAAGACCCGCAACCTTAATCATTTGTTGTGCGGTCGTTTCGTCGAACTTGTCTTTGAATGTAACTCTTAGAACGCTAAGTTCTTCGACTTCCGACATGTAATCGACGAAGATACTAGTGGTAATACGATCCAAACTCGACACGTCTTGTACTTGGGCAATATACTTGCCCGTTGTGTCTCCAGTCCCTGTCGTATTATCGGTTAGGAAAATCCAAAGATCCTTTGCAGGTTCCAATGCCCGCTGAATCCCATGGGCATCCTGTAGTACTAGAGTCGGCGGAGACTCAAGTACAGACTGAATAGCCATAAGATTAGGTGCACGAAATGCTTCGTCAATGGTAAGGATACCGCCGTGCATGAAGGCCAGTACGACATCAGACGGTGCAGTTTTGGTGACAGGTACACCATTTTCAGCCACTACTGAAACAGAACCAAGGAACTCAGACGCTTCCATCTGAGCATGGCAAGATACACGCCAGAATGGCATGTTAAGGCGAGCAGCTAACTCCCTGATATTGCTCGTTTTTCCGGTACCTGTCGGACCGTGAAGCAGACAAGTACGGCCTGCTTTCATGGCAAAAAGCAATTTGTCCAGAAGTTCCGGACTGAAGTAATGATCCGTCTTTTTCGGAATTCTTGGTTGAGCGGCAGCGTCCCAATACTCAGTTGGATACGGGTCGCGGCTCCAACGCTCATCAATCGGAGCATCAAAGATTTTATTGACCTCTTTCGAGGCCAATAGAGACGCATCCGCAGTATTTTCTTTGGCTCCTTTACGCTCCATGTGTTCACGGATGCGCCGCATTAATTCTTGGTCCTTGGTCATGTTTTCTCCTTACTCACTGATATATTCGTAAATGCTTCGCCAAAACAATTCACGGACGGTATAAAACGTGTTACCGTCAGACTTAAGTACCGTGGACATTACCTCCTTACCGATGCTGTAATAAATGCTGCGAATTGGTTCCAATTTGACAATATTTTGTGCCGTTTCCCTAATCTCCGGTTTATCGTACAAACCAAACTCAATGTGAGTGATCTTTTTGAAAGGGCTCGGTAAAACGTACCTATACATTACCCTACAATGCCCATCATTGTAGGTGTAATCGTTTGTTTCTGTGCAATCGTACAATTTGATATAACTGTCTTTATTAGATTCAAAATAGTCGTATAATTTCGGCGTGAATTTAGTATATACATCAATGTCATTGGCGACATTGACGTCTTCGTAAGCCCAAAGACTTCCCGCAAAATACCATTGGCAAATGTCAACATGCCATAATGGAGTTTCAATGAATTTTGATTCGATCATAATCTCAATGAGTTCCGGCATCTTGTCTTTCAACACATCATAATGTTTGACGTTAATCATCGTAACCTCCGAAAAGAAATCCGACTGCCGATCTTTTCAATCTTCCAAGTAACCTTGGCTGTGATTTATCAAACGAACGTAGCTGTTCAAGCTACGAGTTTGTTTATTCACTCTTTTTGTTGGGCAGTCGTACAAAATTTCTTAAACGAGCCTCAAAGCTTTTAGGCTCTTTCTAATTCGGCCTACGGCAATATGGTAACCAAGACGTCGGCTAGGCTGGTCTTTCATTGAACAAATTGCGGCGTCCCATACAAGTTCTTCTTTTGTGTCTTCATCAATTGCCCTGGCTACTGTGACATAAGGTCGGCTTTTACGCGCTTCATAATTAAACACACGATCAAGTACAAGACGGCGACGTGACCCATCTGGGTCGTTGCCGTTATGGAGATGATTAACGCAAATCTTAATCTTCATTTTAAACTCCTAAGAGGACGCAATTACAGAAAACCACAGAGCAACCATGAAACCAATACAAAAGCCGACAAGAAAGGTGGTAATCATTAATGCTTTCCTTTGAATGGTGCCGCCACTAGGAATCGAACCTAGATCAAGCGATTACAAGTCGCTTGTTTTACCATTAAACTATGGCGGCAAAATGCCTAAATAAGTTTACTTATTCACAGAGTATTTAGATCTTGGCCTATGCCAAGCGGCCGCTCCTCGTTGCTCTAGCGACTTAATTGCTGAATTAAGCGCTTCATTGTTAGGCTGTGTTTTTAAAGTCCGCTTCATCCTACGAATCTTGTTTTTGATCCGCTTATTTGCCATTGCATACGCTTTGCAATATGGCTTATTTCTTTCAAACTTCCGATTATTTTTAGCCACTAAAAACTCCTCTCAATATAGGATTGTGCCTCATCCAGCAAATTCAGGACGTTCTTATAGGCTCCGTGCCTTTCAATCACGCCCTTAAGAGCAGCAATACCGTTAGAAACAGTGCCCATATTAGTGTAATATTTACGCTCATCTGCTTTAATTCTCCAAACCTTAATTGGAAACTCGCTTGCAGTAACGAACTTATCAGTTTTAAGTCCGTACTTTACAATGCCATGGTAACATCCTGTATCTGAATGGTACCGGATGTACTCAAACGGATTCTTTCGCGGTTTAACCTTGGTTTTCATCGTAGTTCTCCATTACAGTGTTTAATCCAGAGCCATAACACTTCAATACATTAACCCAATATGCGCCCTTCTGAATCTGTAGCAATACATATTGATTCTTATCGGGCATCTTAGAGCAGAAGTTTCTGAGCATATTAAATGCTCTATATGCCTTATAGCGGTCATTGAAGTGCCGGATAAGACGCGGTTCGCCCCTGACGCCAGACAGTACGCGCCACAGTGCCATGCTAGTTTCCTCCCAGACTCACGTATAAGCCGCAGGATGCACGATCTAGGAAGGCCCGGTAGGGTAGTACAGGGTACCCGTTCCCGAACGCCCTAGGCCGTTATACGCGGCTTATGCTTTTTGGTAATATGGGGAATAGAAAAAAACCCCGTAAGCCGAAGCCTACGGGGTTGAACGGTCTTAGCGGGCCAAGACGGCGCCCTTCGCCGCCAGCTTGGCGTTGAGTGCGGCGAGCACGTCGGCCCTACTGGCGAACTGCTGGAACCCTTCGGTCACCACGTTGTGGCCGTCCCAGACGCCGAGCGCCAACACGTAGTCGGCAGCACCAGTCTGCCGGTAACGCCGCGCCATGTCCACGTCCAGCGGCTTGTATGACATCATGCCGTAACGCCGCTGACGGTAAGCGACAACGAAGTCCCCCTCCTGCGCACCGTACTTCATCAGGATAATTGATGCTTTATCTGTCCAGCCTGCAGATTTCGTCTCCTTCACAACAGGTTCGGACATGATCGCTTCCCATTGATTAGCCGGCTTAGGTGCCGGCTTCGGGGGCGTCGATTTCTTGGCCCGAATTTCTTGGGCCTTTTTCATGATCTCCGCCCGTTGTTCCGGCGCCAAGCCGGCAAGTAAAGACAGCATGGGATTCCCACGCGACATCGTGATTACTCCTAGATGATTTTAAACAACGAGACCGGCCAAAGACCGGTCGGCCGCTGCCGTACATGCAATCCGCGTGCCAACGTCGCAGAATCAAGGACTTACGGCGAAAACTTCGCGGTCCGTCTTAGGTTAGATCGCGGTATTTGTAAATGATTCCGACGTTTTCACGGAGAATCAAGGACTTAGCGCCGACACCGTGCGCCCAGAAGTCGAAAAACTGTAGCAGAATCAACAATTTAGACTTTACAACGTCCACGTAGTGGATACTATGAAAAAATTTTACACTTTTTGACACTAGTTGACATGATGCACTGCAAAAAGAGTAAATTTTACATAATGCGACTTGACATAATGCAATTATATATATCAATTATCGGCATAATATAAATTTTAGATAGGGTATAAGGGGGTGACGGGGGTATTTCAAGAGGGAGAATGCACCTAAAAATTTTCTCATAGAAATTCCCAAACCATATTTACTAAAATATTTTTATACATTCCTAAACTCGGGAACTTTTTGAATCCAATTGGGTCCAATCATCGAACATTACGAAAATTTAATGTTAAAAACGTGGAACCCTATTGACTTGTGGATGTCTAAGTGCTATAATAGAGGGAAATATAAAAGGTTATATTTTATAAATACTTGATCCATAAGGACTCTATAAATTTTATATTTAGTTGGGGAACTATCTTGACTTTGGCTTGTCTAAGTGATATAATGAGCCAATTGATGTTTTAGATGAATCCAATTTGAAGGAGTTGACGAATACACACTAATTCCGGGCTCTGTCCTTTCGCGCTTGGCGACTAACAGTTTGTGACACCCCGGCAGGTTGATACCTACGCCTAGCTAGTAACTAGGGACTTAGATAGATATCTAAGGTGTATCAAGCTGATATACTAAGACTTCTTAGTTAGATTATTAGATAGATATAGTATATATATCAACCTGATAATCAAACTGGGAAGTCGCAGTATACCTAAAATAATTAGATTAGTTATTTTAATAATAAATTTAATATTAAAATAATAAGTATTAAGCAGCCTTGTCTACTATCCAGTAACATTCCGTTATGATCGGATATAGACTCTAGGCTAGGGAGTCCCCGGCAAACAAAGCCAAGCGCGAAATCAACCTACCTGGCCGGGGGCTCCCGATCTTCTTAAAAGGAGTTTATATGTCTAGATTTGGTTTGACAGATGAAGAATTCCGTAAAGCCCTTCGGGATACGAAGGGAGCGTACCGTACCAAATCCCTATTCAGGGAACTCTCGGAGTCCAAGGACAAATATCCGTACTTCTTCAACTTGGGGGATGACGACGACGCCGAAACGATCTCGATGCGTAAGCACTATCTAGAAATAAACGATCCCACGGAATACCGAACCGCCTACGCCCTCCTCGGATCCTGGGAACACTGGAAGGTACTTACGAATTCTCCAATGTTCGTAAAGTACTTTGAAAATCTTCGTATGGAACTAAAACAAAAGATTGCATCCGAAGCGTTTGCCTCCATCTACAAGGAGTCCATGTCGGGTAGCCAGCGGGCCTTAGAAGCTTCCAAATTCGTTATAGGCTACGTTCAAGGACCTAGCGCTACCCGACGTGGACGTCCCTCGAAGGACGAGCGTAAAGCCTATCTAAAGGCTCTGGCCGAAGAAGATCGGGACATTCTCGATGACTTGGAAAGGGTAAAGAACGTAAATGCCTAAAGTAACACTTCCAACAGTACCCAACTCGTGGCGATCTACCGCCACGATAAACTCCAATTTCCAGACGTTGGCAAACGCCATCGACAACACACTCAGTCGAGATGGCACCACACCGAACTCGATGGCCGCCAACTTCGATATGAACTCGTATCGGATCATCAATACGGGCGCGGCGGTAAATGATACCGATGTTCCGAACTTCGGACAAGTTGAAAGCCTAGTCGAGGCTTCGACGTTAGGAATTGGACGACATATATTCAATGTAAAAGTCTACGGAGCAACCGGTAACGGTGTGACCAACGATACAGCCGCTATTCAGACGGCGATTAATAAGGCTCGGGATGCCGGAGGCGGCATCGTCTATTTCCCTTCCGGAACTTATATGGTTACATCAATCAACGTAACGGGAGGGCTTACATTACTAGGAACCGGTTCAAGTGTCATTAAGCGTCCGGCTTCTCAACCAAACTGGACTAGGACGGTCACGACCTCAGTCGGAACGTACTATTGGAATCAATCATACGATAGTCCACCTCTTGAGATCCGCGGTTTAGTATTCGATGGTAACCGAGATGCCCAAGGAGCGTATATAGATTACCAATTGGAACAAGCGCATCTTTTGTTTCTAGCCGCCAATCCCGCAAGCGCTGGCCGCCTACGAGTCATAATCGACTCATGTGTATTTAAGAATTCCGTAGCCGATGGTATCAGTGTCTATACTAATGTTGATCTAAGTGTATCGAATACACTTGCATACCAATGTTTCCGTGGTGGTTTGGTAATTTCAGGCGGCCACTCCAAGGTACAAGTAAACAACATGGCCATTCGAGGTGTAACCGCATCACGTGGACTCGATGTAGAAATCGATGGTATGGGTTATAATAACTCATTGGTTACTAACATAGCCGTTTCCAATATGGAAGTCAATGGATCAGTTGACATAACAACTACTGGTTCTGGATCCGTCGTACAGCTAACTAATGTTTACTATGGTGATATTTCACAATATGCTCAGTTCTATATTTATATAGCCCCAACCTCAGTATTTCAGGCCACGAACTGTAATTTCCTTCTACCCAAACTTAGTGCCGGTACATTCTCTCAACTACGTTATACAGACAGTACACAATTCGTTAATTGCACGTTTACATTCTATCGTCCATCTGCTACGGGTGATTATCACGCACTTGTCATTTATGCTGAAAACAAACGAAAGGTTTCTTTCGACTCTTGTAAGTTCCTAGTAGCTCCGAATACTAATCTTACAAATCCGATTTATGGTCTTTATTTTACGGCTTCAGACTCGCTTACTAATCACGTCACGTTTGTTCGAGACTGTGAATTTGGTAAGGATCTAAATTGGGGTATTTATGCTCCACAGGGTGGATTTTATCGTATATCGGATTGCTACTTTGACTCAACGGGCGGTGTCTATTGGGGCGGCGGCGGTACCTGGCCCATTCGAGTAGAGTTGATTAATCCAACAATAGGTGCAAATAATACAACGCTTCATTATCAAGGTGGAAATACTGCCGAGTGTACACTGGTTCTGTCTGGTGACATGGACCTTGCCAGCTACAATATGCAAGGAATTACCGGAGATGCTTGGTTGCTTCGAGGGGACTTTAGGCTTTGGGCCACGGCCCCACCGTCGTCCGGTATGTGGGTACGAGGTCAAAAAGTATATCATCCACGCCCCGATCCCGGTGGCATTCTTGGCTGGGTCTGTACGACCTCTGGATCACCGGGTACGTGGAAAGCATTTGGAGTCATTGATCTATGACAATTAATCAGATATTACTTAGTCATCAACTTGGACCAGTCGTTACACAAACGACATCCGCCACACTTTCGGCTTCAGACTCTGGTAAGATAATCACTAATGCCGGGGCTACATCAAATATTACGTATACACTACCTTCTGCGGTAGTTGGTCGGCTATATAGGATCCGCAACGCCACCGACGCCTACACGTTGACGGTGGCCCCGAATGGGTCGGACAAGTTCGGGGGGTCTTCTGCTGGAGCGACTATCATCCTGCCGCCTCGCACTACGGCCGTTGTCGAGTGCCATACGACCGGGCAGTGGGCAGTAGCGAACTGGGCGCCAAATCCAGCAGCGGAGGCTACGGTAAAGCGTGTCCCATTACCGTCTGGCGGGGACGATACGGCCGCTTGGGAAGCGGCGATGGCCGGCGGCGGTACCATCGAGATCCCGCCGGGGACGTATCTGCTGGCCGACTGCCAGATCCCAAACACTGTCGATGTGACTCTTAAGCCACTCGGTCCTGTCACAATCAAGTTTCCGAATACGGCATCGAATGGTGCTTTGTATGCTAGCTACATCACAGAAGGTGTCCATGTCAGTCCCGAAGTGACAATCACGGCCATTGAGCAGATAACGGTGGACTATCCCGTGGCCAATGGTCCTCCTCGGGCTAAGCTGACGGCAGCGTCAGGCACGTTCAATTCCTATAAAAATGGCGACATTGTTTTCCTGCAATCAGACCTGACCTATGTGGCTGGTAGTGCAGCGTTGTCTCGCATCAAGGCCGAGTGGGCCGTGGTATATGCGGTGGCCGATAGTGGCGCGACCTTGTATTTGATGAATCCGTTGAACTACGACTACACCGGGTTCACTATAGCGACCCTGCGCCGATCACTTATTCAGCCCAAGTTGACAATTTTGCCAGGGATAACTCTCACTGCCTCAGTCGATCCAACTAGCGTTGGTACGACCCGTAGTGATGGTCTTGTTCTAACTATGCCGATCCAGCCTGACATCAGCATCAATGCAACTAATTACTACCGGATCGGTGTTCGCGTTAATGGTGCCTTCCGTGGTGAGTTTCGATGCAAGTTTTGGAACACAATGGTTAAATACTCGGATAATGCCTGGGGTTATGGCTTGTCGTTTTATGGTCCTACGCACCAAACAAAGCTTTGGCTACATGGCGAGAACATCGGCCACGTTGAAACCCTGAACGGCAACAACGTCAACACTCATAGTTCGAGTCAGTGGTATTTACGCGGCATTCCAATAGAAGTGGAAATCGTCGAACTGGTGGGCATCAACTGTAAGCGCACTGTGTTTGATTCCCACTATTCGCACCGTACCCTTGTGCGTAGTTTGCGGGTTATTAATTCGGACATCTCCTCGTACGAAACTGTCATCAACAGTTTCTGCATGGGCGGCACAGCCGTTGATCCCGTCATTGAGGATGTCTACGCCCGCAATGTTAAAGGTTTAGTGTACCTGTCTTCAGATCGCGGGTTCAAGTCTACTTATCGGTTCGGGCGAGTAGACATACAGCATATTGGCGGTAATCAAGCGTCAGCGCATCTTGTTGGGTACGAAAGCTCGCCACCGGCATCGGCAGTCACGACTGTAGTCATAGACAATCTGACGGCAACCATGCCCGCGTCTAACGACACGGACTTTTTCGAGTTGTCGTGGTCAAATGCACCTGACATTCTAGTTAACAACGCCACGTTCTTTGGTGGACGCGCTTTGCTTGTGGCAGGGGCAAACTCACCCGGCCCATGCCGCTTTGAAATTCGTAACGCTGTCTGGTATTGCGACGCCAACAGCTACCGGGCGCCAGTCTACTTGAGTGGCCCAGGTTTTGGAAGCGATTGCACCTTGATACTAGAGAATTTACGTATCGTCCCCTACAACGACATACAGAATGGCGTCTTCCGGGTTGCCTCTACGGCTGCAGGTTGCAAGACGTACGTAAAGAACGTCGTGCTGGAGCATCCGACTAACGTACTCGCGAAGTACAGCAGCGATAGCAACCCGTCAGGCAGTGTGGACAATCTTGTTACACAGCAATACAGCACTGTGCAGGGGCGGTCTGCTGCTCCCACCACAGGTCGGTGGAGTGTTGGCGACATTGTCTACAATTCAACACCAACCGCTGGTGGAAACATAGGCTGGGTCTGCGTCACCGCCGGTTCGCCAGGGACGTGGAAGGCGTTCGGGACTATCGCCTCATGACCTACCTCCGCAACCTCTGGCTCTGGCTTTGCCCGGTTCGGTGAGATTGTTCACACTTTCTGTTGACATGGAGCACCCAGCAAAAATGAACAACAAGGTTAAGCCATCGTTTGTGCTAGTAACAAATAGTCTGTTAGACTAATTAAATCCGCTTATTTGGGAGCAATTAGTCAGTATCGGGCAGGATGCACCTGCTGGAACATGGGATATAGTGCCAGATGATTTATCACAGAGAATCGATAAAGTTGTATATTGTCACTTTTCCACTTAACGTTTCAAAATTATAAAGGATTATGTATGAGCTATGATGTCGTTCAATTATCGAATGTTACATACTTCAATGTTTATAGAGATTCCCAGCTTCTTGGTTCTTATTCGTCAGAAGCCGAAGCTACCAAGGTCGCACTTAACGCACTTGAACAAGCCCCGGGTTGGGTTATTGTCTACGAATTCAAGCACGACTCTAAGCAGTACATAAAGAATTAATTTTGACCAAGCCGACTAAAATTGACCTTATCCGAACGGCAGCCGAGGAGGATCTTTATACCTTTATCAAGCTTGTTGCACCTCATCGTGTACTCGGAGAGTGTCATCGTGAATTGATTCGTTGGTGGACACGTGAAGATGCCAAAGATCACCAGCTTACGTTGCTTCCTCGCGATCACCAGAAATCGGCAATGATTGCTTATCGTGTAGCTTGGGAGATTATACGCAATCCTGCGGTAACAATTCTTTATATCTCAAGTACGAGTAATCTAGCCGAGAAACAGCTTAAATTCATAAAAGATATCCTTGATTCAAGAATCGTACGTAGGTATTGGCCAGATTTACTTAATCCAGATGAAGGTAAGCGGGAAAAGTGGAGTTCTAGCGAAATTGCAGTGGATCATCCAATCCGTAAGCGGGAAGGTATTCGTGATCCTACTGTATTTACTGCTGGCCTTACTACTAGTATTACGGGTCTTCATTGCAATATCGCTGTACTTGACGATGTGGTTGTTCAGGAAAATGCGTATACCAAGGAAGGCCGCGACAAAGTAACAACACAATACAGTTTGCTTGCTTCTATTGAGACTACGGGTGCCAAGGAATGGGTTGTTGGCACTCGCTATCATCCCGATGATCTCTATGGTCAAATGTTAGAGATGCAACGTGAGACATATACTGAGAATGGAGAACTTCTAGAAAGTGAACCAATTTATGAATTGTTCCAGCGTGAGGTCGAAGATCGTGGGGATGGTACGGGTGAATTCCTTTGGCCTAGACAGCAAAGATACGACGGAAAGTGGTTTGGATTCAATCAACAGATTCTAGCAACCAAGCGGGCTCAATATCTGGATAAGACACAGTTTAGAGCACAATATTATAACAATCCAAATGATCCGGATAATGAACGTATAAGTAGCGACTATTTTCAATACTACGATAGAAAGTATCTAGAGCAGTCACAAGGAGTCTGGTATTACCGTAATTCTGCTCTTAATGTTTATGCGGCTATCGACTTTGCGTTTAGCTTAAATAGTAAAGCCGACTATACGGCAATTGCCGTTGTTGGTATTAACGGTGAAGGTAATATTTATATAATGGAGATTGACCGTTTCCGCACCAACAGAATTACGGATTACTTTAATAAGATAATTGAGATGCACATTCAGTGGGGCTTTAGGAAAATACGGGCTGAGGTAACGGTCGCACAAGAGGCTATTGTCGAAGAACTCAAAGATCGTATTCGTCGTGGGGGCTATCCACTGTCTATTGACAAGTATCGTCCAGCAAAGCACGAAGGTACCAAGGAGGAACGTATACACGCTATTCTGGCTCCACGTTATGAAAACATGTCCATATGGCACTATAAGGGTGGGGCTATTACAGACTTGGAGCAAGAACTTAGAATGGAACATTCACGTCACGACGACATGAAGGATGCATTGGCCAATGCTATCTCTATAGCCGTTGCACCACGATTGAAGTCTAAAGTCAAGGAAATCTCAAATGTCGTTCCTATACATAGTCGTTTCGGTGGCGTAGCATTTAGGGGTTGATATGAAGCCTAAAGTAGTAGAAATCACAGACATCATTAATCAAGACCAGCTTGCCAAATACGTTGGCAGGCTTTGGGATTTGTGGAAAGCCCAACGTGTAAAATGGGCAGAGGCCAAGGACGAGTTGCGTCAATATCTGTTCGCTACGGATACAACGCAGACATCAAATGCAAAACTTCCTTGGAAAAACAGTACAACGATGCCTAAGTTGTGTCAGATTCGAGATAACCTACATGCCAACTACATGGCCGCGTTGTTCCCAAATGAAGATTGGTTTAAGTGGGTAGGTGGAAACCAAGAATCTGAGACATGGCAAAAAGCCAAAGTTATTACCGCTTACATGAAAAACAAACTTAATGCTTCGGGGTTTCGAGCGGAGGTATCTAAGCTTGTTTTAGACTATATAGATTACGGCAACGCCTTTGCAGAGGTTGTATATGTCAATGAATTGCACACTGATGAAACTGGGGCAACATATATTATTTATCAAGGACCACAGTTACGCCGTATATCTCCGTTTGACATTGTGTTTGATGTCACTGCCGCAAACTTCAAAGAAGCTCCTAAGGTTACAAGATCGTTGATGACACTTGGTCAGTTCAAGAAACTGGCCAATACACAGCTAGGCACCAGTTGGGCACAAGAAGCTTTCGATATGGTGTTTGAAACACGCAAGCGACTGTCTGGATTCAAACGTGAAGAAGTAAAATATGATTCATTTCGTGTAGATGGATTTGCCAGTCCGCTTGATTATTTCAATAGTGGGATGTGTGAAGTTCTTGAGTTTGAAGGAGACCTTTATATTCAAGAAACCGGAGACCTTCTAGAAAACAGGCAAATAATCGTTGTTGATAGATCATTTGTTCTAGTTAACAGACCATATATAAGCTGGCTTGGACGCTCTAATAAAGAGCACGTTGGGTGGCGCACACGTCCAGATAATCTAATGGCCATGGGTCCATTGGATAATCTAGTGGGCCTTCAGTATCGCATAGATCACCTTGAAAACCTTAAGGCAGACGTATTCGACCAGATTGCAACGCCTGTTGTTTACCAAAAAGGATATGTCGAAGAATGGGAGTGGGGTCCAAATCAGCGTATCTTTGGTGATATTGAGTCGGATGTAAAGGTACTAGCTCCTGATACAACGGCACTTCAGGCCGATCTTCAGATAGCTCAGCTTCTCAACTATATGGAAGAACTGGCTGGAGCACCTAAGCAAGCTATGGGTATCCGCACCCCGGGTGAGAAGACCGCCTATGAAGTCCAGAGCTTGGATAATGCCGCAGGACGTATTTTCCAAAATAAGGTTTCACATTTTGAGGAAGTCTTCCTTGAGCCTATTCTGAATCAGATGCTTGCCGTTTCCGTAAAGTATATGAATACACCGGACGTAGTGCGTGTACTTGATGATGATCTTGGTGTTGTAGATTTTATGACTATCACACAAGACGACATCAAAGCTTCTGGTAAGTTGGTTCCGATGGGTGCCAGACACTTTGCCCGTAAAGCACAGATTGTACAGAATCTTACAAGTCTGTCTAATTCGGCTATCTATCAGGATCCGGCTGTTAATGTTCATATTTCTGGTAAGCGTATGGCTCAGCTAATTACAGAGCTCTTGGACGTTAGTCGCTTTGATCTCGTTCAGGACAACATTCGTGTTGTTGAAGGTATGGAGACCACACGACTGCAGACTATTGCACAGACGCAACTTGCCGAGGAGCAGGCTACTGGGGCTGTAATAGCTGAGGAACAAGCTCGTCAAGCTCAGATGCAAGAGGAACAGCTTATAGCGGAGGATATTAATGAGTCTCAAGCCTAAGTGGGAGCGTCCTACAAATATACAAGTTGATTGGTTCTCTGGACTAAATGAGGAGCAACGGCTTGTACTTAATCGACAACTTACGACCAATCAAGAGTTGTTCGATGCCCTTAGAAATATTCTTGAGCGTAGATTTGAGTCTGCTGATATAGGCGAATATCAATTCGATTGTCCGGCTTTTCAGGAGCGTCTTATCTTTTCTCAAGGATATAAAAAGGCACTTAAAGATATATATCGTCTACTACCGACCAAGGAGTAAGTTATGAGTGAAGATGTACTAAGTCCGCAACCCGACCAGAATGCGGCACCCGATAGTTCCGATGATATTCTTGCGTCTCTTGTCGGTCCCGATAAGAAGTTCAAGACTGTCGCGGATCTAGCAAAGGGAAAGCTTCAAGCTGACTCGCATATCTCACAGATCGAACGGGAAAACGCTGACCTGCGTAAAGCCCTTGAGACATACGAGGAACAGCTTAAGAAGCAGCGCACGTTGGAAGAACTCTTAGAGGCAATGAAGTCTAGTAAGGCGACGGACGGTAACCCCCAATCCCTCGACCTTGACACAGTGACTCAGCTTGTAAGGAACGTGACAAAGGAGGAGCGAGAAGCAGCTACTCGTGAAGCTAATCGAGCAAAGGTTAACGCAGCTATCCTTGAAGCGGCTGGAGGCGATGCCGCCAAGGCGCGAGCATTGGTAGCACAGCGTGCAAAGGAACTCGGATTGACCACTGAGTATTTCCGTAATCTTAGCGAGACTAGCCCACAGGCCGCTCTAGCTCTTATTAATGCATCAACCAAATCTGGAACCTCGACTAGTATAAAGCCAGACGTAAATACCGAGGCCGTCCGTCAGCCGCTACGTGACAGTGATCCAAAACCTAACAGCTACTATATGGAACTGCGTAGGAAGATGGGCACTGCCAAGTTTTATGCTGACTATAATCTGGTTCGACGTATGTACGCCGATGCTGACAAACTAGGAGATGCGTTCCTTGATACATAAGGAGTAAGATAAATGGCTATTACAAGTAATATCGCTAATCTTACTCGTACACAGATTTGGTCGAGCCAGCTCAAGGAAATCCTTAAGGATGAGTTGATGGCCCAAGGCTACGTAAGGTGGCTTACGGACTTCCCAGATGGTAACATCATCAACATTCCTTCGATTGGTGAGGCGACCGTTCGTAACTATACGGAGAATGCTCCGATTGTTTACGATAGTCTGGATACGGGTAACTTCCAGTTCAGCATTACTGAGTACAAGCAGTCTGGTATCTATATTACCAAGAAGGCTCAGCAGGATCTCTACTATGCACAACAGCTAGAAGCTGGATTTGTTCCGAAGCAGGCACGTGCGCTTGCTGAGGAGGTCGAGTCCAATATTCTTGCGCTTGGTTGTGCATCGGGTGGTCCGGCTGGTCAGGGTGCTGGGCAGACGGCAAGTAACGCCAATCTGATTAACGGTGCTCCGCATCGTATCGTTGGTGGCGCTACTTATACCGGCTCTAACTATACGGGTATGGCTACCGCAGACTTCGCCAAGGCTCTATTCTCTCTGAAGAAGGCCAACGTGCCCGATAGCAATCTTGTTGCTATTGTCGATCCTTCAGTTGAGTATCAGATGAATACAATGACTAACCTTATCAATCAGGCCAGCGCTACGACTGGTCCGTTGTGGGGTGACCTCATTCAGTCTGGTATTGGCGCTGGTGTGCGTTTCGTTCGTAACATCTATGGCTTCGACGTGTACGTAAGTAACTATCTAGGTAGTTCTGGCCCGTCGTACAATGGCGCGTCTGAGACTATCGGCACCACACTTACGGTGAACAACAATGATGGTGTTGTCAATCTCTTTATGAGTTTGGCTAGCCCTGAGATTGCTCCGTTCATTGGTGCGTGGCGTCAGGAGCCAGAGGTCGATAGTGAGTACAATAAGGACTTCCAGCGTTGGGAGTACCTTACGACGGCTCGTTATGGTCTCAAGCTCTATCGCCCCGAGAGCCTTGTTACGATTCTGACCTCCCGTTCGGCTACATTCTAATAGGAGGTACAAATCATGGCTAAGCAAAGTTCTTGGAGCAATAATGACGGTCTCGTGGTCCGCTTTGGTGCACGTACCGTCGAAACAAGCCCGGCTGTAACGGCAACGGAAGGTGTTGAAAAGCAGCTTACGCTGACGTTCGGTCCAGGCGTCGGTCTTCAGACGATTGGTACCGGTAATCTTACTGCGGCTCAGAAGGCAACGGAGGATTTCGTCAATGCTCCGGTCATTCCACAGGGCGCCCGTATTACGGGTGTTCGGTGGTGGGTCTCTGGCGGCGACATTACCGGCGGTATAACTAATGCAACGTTGGAGTTCTATCAGTCAAAAGCGGCAGCCAATCCGGGTAACCGGGTATCGGCTGCGTCGGCGGGCTTCGGTGGCACGTTTACCAATGGTACATTGGTTACGAGTGCGCCGTCGTCTGGAACGAGTGCCGTTGTAAGTACGCCTGGCGGTTGTGTTCTTGGCTTGAATACAACGGGTGCTGTCATTTCTGGCGGCAATCTCAATGTTGTTGTTAGTTACGTGGTTAAGGCGTAAGGAGTAAGGGGGATGGGGGCTTCGGCCCCCTGAACCCACATTATGTATCTTAAAAACATAAAACTATGGCTACAAGGATTTGGAAAACTTGACCAGCTTACGTATAAGCCGGGATGGAATAAGTACAAATTCTTTTTCCTGTATCTTCTAGATCATGGAACACACGTTATTTTAAGCGGCGGTGCCGTGGTATCATGGTCTCGTTGGTTCTACGAGACACGTAAAAAGTATAAATATTCCAAGTTCTTGACTCGTCTATTGAATTGGTTCGACAAGGATCATGGTGCAGAGGCTCCAAGTGCTTATTGGAATTCAGAACCATGTCCACCGAGGCAACGTGCAATAATTGCACTAACTTGGACAGTTCTATTTATTTTGTATTTTATTTGGAGATAAACAAATGCCGTTGACTACTTCTACAAGAAATTCTATGTTAGATCAGGCTATTCCAAATACTGTATATCTTCAGTTGCATACGGGTGATCCCGGTTCAAATGGTACTAATAACGTATCGACAATTGGTTCGCGCCAGTCCGTAAGCCTTGGCGCGGCTAATAATGGCGTAAGAGCCTCAACGAATAACGCTAGTTGGACAAATATCGATATTACACCACAATCGGAAACGCTGACACATTTTAGTATTTGGACTCTTGTAACTAATGGAGTTTGTCTTGGATATAATGCGCTAGCTACAAGTCGAACAGTAGCGGATGGTGATACTGTTACGTGTAATGCAGGTGCGTTGACAATTACGCTTACATAAAAGATAAAAACTTACTTGCGAGGTAATCATGCCAAATATAGGCCCAACACCGCTTGCTACCGTCCGCCACGCCAACAGTGGGTTGGACGCCCTTGCTTCATCTGGTACTCGTTTGACGGGCTACGAGACGGCTGCCTATGACATCGCCGGGCACGCAAGCGCGCCGCTGCATGATGTGATCGTGTCGGCGCGGTTCGTGGTGGGTGCGTCTGGTCTGACGGCGAGCCAGATCGATTTCTGGGCCGTTCCGTCCCTGAATGACACGCCGGATTGGCCTGGGCCGTTCGATGGTACCGCAGGGTCGGTGACCGTCAATCACTTCGGTCAACTGCAAGGCTACGGCAGACTTCTCAAGTCGTGGCTGACGACCGCTAACGCAAGCCTTGCCTACGAGTGTGAGGTATCCCTTGCCGAAGCCTTCGGCGGGATCTTGCCGCTCAGGGTGGTGTTCTTCGTCGCCCACTCCACGGGCGCGAACTTAGCTGGATCGAACTCGAACTGGATCGACCTGACGCCGCTCGTCGTCGCGGGGTAAGCCGTGGCTGTTCGGCGGATAGCGCGGCGTTTCAGGGCGACCCAGCAGTCGCAAGGGCCGGTTGTCGTTGCCGATTCGTGG